CTTCAAGGTCAAGGCGGCGGACAGGTGTACTCTGGTACGGATGCGGCTGTTGGCCCATTCCGTTGGGTTCAGACTGTTGGTGACACTAATTTTTCTGTGTTTACTGCGCCAAACATCACGAATGCTAGCACGAAGTTGATTGGTGTTTCTATCCCTGCGGGTATTGGCATTGGTGGCAACATCACTGGCTTTACGCTTGCTTCTGGGGTGGTTATTGCGTACCGCGCATAATGTCCCAGTTCCGATCCACTGGTGGGATGGATGACTCGATTGCCGAGGATGGTGATCGTGGGTTTGTCGGCGTGAACCAGCGGTTGCAGCTAAACCAGTTGAAGGCTGGAGAGGTTAGAGAGTCTCTGAACGGGCGCATGGAAGGTTACTGGAAGCCCCGCAAGGTGGTAGTTTCTAGGACTGGTGCGTTGACCGTTGGTGGTGATCCGTTGCAGTTGCCGTTCTACCTGATTGATGTTGCCAAGACCATATCGTCCGCGACATACACCTCCAATGTGGTAACGATTACCATGTCCGCCAATCATGGGTTTGAGATTGGTTCTAGTGGGTATGCTGTAGTAGCTGGACTGACCTTTACTGGCACTAACAACAACGGGGCCAAGGTGCTGACTTATGTTTCTGCGAACCAATTGAGCTTTCCCGTGACTGGGGTGACTGCGGTTTCCGGGACTGGCACACTTTCCCAGATGCCGATTAACGACGCAGCCAATGCTAATGTCCGAGCCTCCTGCTTGTTCAGCGATCCCAACTCCAACAACAAGGAGTTTGTGATCGTAGCGTTGGATACTGTTGCCAAAAAGATTGATTTGGCTGAGGTCGAGTCTAATTCCGCCTATGTTCCAGAGAACATCCCATATCCCGCTGGAACTGCCTTGGGCGCGGACACCGACATGATTCAAGTGTTCGACAAGGTGATGCTATTCCGAGAGGGGCAGCAGGCGTTGGAGTGGTATCCTAATGGCAGGCCCATTCTTTCTGCGTCACAGAGTGGAACCACCGTTACGATGAGCGTCCGTGAACATGGGCTTGCGGCTGGAACATCTGTAGTTGTCGCTGGTCTAACTGGTGGCACTCCAGCCAACGGTACATTTACGGTTCTTTCTGGCACGGGTCTAACTCAAGACCAGTTCCAATACACCTTTACTACAAGTCAAACCCAGACCTTTGGGGTGACTGCCGCCACCATGACTGACGGATTTACCTTCTCTCCGGGAGGGACTTACACCCAACCACAAGTATTTAACTCTAGCGGTAACCAAGTTTCGGTTTCCAATGGACAGGTTTCTGTAGACCTAAGCGTATCCAATGATACAGTATTTGCTGGTGATGTTATTAGGGTTTACGAAAGCACGGTTCCAGAATTCTCTGCAATTGTTGGACAAGAATTCCAAGTATCCTCAGCAACGCTAACGAACATCAAATTCTTTGCGCCTGTAGCAAACATCACAGCAAGTGGTTCCACTGGTCAGATTGAGTTTGGCGGCAGGTTCAGCGAGGGCGGCGGGTTCATGCATCAACCGGGTGCGCCTTGGGGTATTCACTTCCAACGCCGCCTGTGGGTTCCGTACTACTACGACCAATCTGGGGCTTACAACGCAGTTACCTACACCGACCGCAAGATCACAGACGAGATTGCCGTGTCCGACATTCTTGACACCACCACCTTCGACCAGATCGAGAACCAGTTTCGTATTTCTGGTGGTACTGCTGACTATGTGGTTGGGATGCATGGGTTCTACGACGATGCGTTGATTGTCCTCAACAGAAACAGCATCCACCAGATTAAGGGGACGCAGGGGACTCTTCTAGACACTAGGGTTACAGAACTAACCTCCGAGGTTGGCTGCTTAGCTCGCAAGTCCGTGGTAATGAGGGCTAACACCATGATGTTTCTGTCGGACGATGGGGTGTACGGTGTGGAGTTCCTTAACGATTACAACCTTCGCGGGGCCGAAGAACCAATTTCCAAGAACATCCAGCCATATATCGACAGACTTAATAAGGACTTGTCTAATAGGTCGGTTGGAATCCTGTTCGATAACAGGTACTACCTTGCGGTTCCGCTGGATTCCGCTCCGGGCATTAACGATGCTCGCGGGAACAACTCAATTTTGGTGTACAACTTCTTAAATGGAGGCTGGGAGTCGCTAGATACCTTTGGTGACACTAGATTTTTGATCGAAGACCTTATTATTGGTTCAGCGGGGGTAAGAAATAACCTGTATGCTGTGACCGCTAACGGTGGTTTGCACCAATTGGAAGCGTTTGATGACTCTAATGACACCATCAGCGTGTCCAACACTAATGATGTCAAAACATCAGCACCCATTTTGTCTAGGCTGATTACCCGTGGGTACGACCTTGAGACATTGGAGCGGAAAAGGTACACAGACTCGCAGATCAATATGCAGGGGTTGCCCCGCCAGAATTCTGAATACCTAATCGAATTTTCAACTGAAGACCCAGATACATACGAACAGATCAATCCAAAATCAATTCAAGATGTTGGAACTACCACGCAATTCCTAGGTGGAAAAATTTTATCTGCATCATCAGACGCGCCAAATGCAGCCGAAACAGCAAGCATTAGGTGCAGGCTTGGTGGTATTAGGGGCTATACAGGAACCATGATCTTGACAAGGACACAGGGTTCAGCCAAGATAAACTCAATCAAAGTTGCTGGATCAGTAACAAATAGACAAATCATCTCACAGAAATAAGTTATGGGCGCGGTTAATACAACTTACACTTTTACGGCTACTGACACGATTACTAGCACGAAGATGAATAATATCATCGACGAAACCGTGATGACTGCTGATGCCGTGCTTGGTGGATCTGGTGGAAGCGGTGGACTGGATATTGCGTCTGGCAAGTTGAGCATCTCTGCTAATGCCATCAACTCAAGCCGACTTGCTACAAACTCTGTAACTTCGGCAAACATTGTAGATGGAACTATCGTAAATGCTGACATTAACGCATCTGCGGCTATTGCTGGGACAAAGGTTGCGCCTAGTTTTGGTAATCAAAATATATCTACAACCAGAACTGCCTCTGATTTTAATTCACTTGATTTAATAAATACATCTGGAGTCCAAGTATCTCTTAATGCTAATGGGAACTCCGAAGGCAATTTGAGAACCGTAACGAATCACCCACTTACGCTTTCAACAAACAGCGCGGAACGCATGCGTATCACCGCAAGCGGTAATGTGGGGGTTGGGACGAGTAGTCCGATAGCTTTACTTCATGTCCAAGGACAGTCTGTAACAAATTCTGATCCAGAACTCGCTATTACTGGGTCATCTGGATATATCCATTTTCACAATTCTCTCCCTTCGGGGTCGTACAATGGAATTGTATCAAGCGGTGATAAATCAATTATTTTTAGTGATGGGACATCTGGTACTGGTGCGTTTGTAATTGCACCGTGGCAATCAAACACAAGCGGAATAAGAATAAATTCATCTGGCAATGTTGGTATTTGTCAAGCATCTCCATCTACCGCTCTGGATGTCAACGGAACCGTAACCGCTACCGCATTTGCTGGGCCTTTGACTGGCAATGCTTCATCTGCTACCACCGCCTCCACCGTAAGCAACTCCGCTATCACCGCCGCCAAGCTAAATGGCAACCAAAGTGGTTCTGCTCCAATTTATGGATGTAGGGCGTGGGTTAGTTTTGTTGGTAGATCAACAAATGGAGATTGCACAATTAGATCGTCGGGGAATATCAATCGTGTCGCAAGAACCGCGGAAGGAAGATATACAGTTTATTTCGCAACTTCAATGCAAGATGCTGAATATGCAACAATTACTGGAAGCGATGCAAATAGTCCTCATAAAATAGCTGGTGTAATTTCTCAAAGTGCAGGTGAGGTGAATATTGCATATTCACAGATTCAAACATCCACTTCGCGAATTGACCCGACTTGGGGGCAAGTTTCAATTTTTCGATGAACCAGCACCTAGCGAGAGCAATAGAATAAAATTATGGGATTATTAGATATAGGCAAAAAACTTGTTGATCCTCTAGGGTTGGTGTTTGATGACAAGAAAACTGCCAAGTTGCCACAAGGTACTGACATTTTTAAGGTCAACAAGAAAACTGGATTGAACCTTGTTGGAACGCAAGTAAAAGGCGTGGAGGGTTATTACGACCAAGCCATTCCATCCACGATGCGCACCATGGACAAATACGGTGGGGCATTCATGGATCAAGGCTTTAGGTTTGGTCAGCAAGGAGTGACTGGATTCCAAGGACTTCGTGATCTTGCCGCTGGTGGCGAAGCGGATGCAATGGCTCGCCTTCGTGAAGCAGAGCTTGGCACAATGACCGATCAGGCTGGAATGACCCGTGGACTCATGGAGTCACTTTCCCCAGAACAAGCGGCACAGGTTAAAAACATGCAGGATCTAGCAAGCCAAGCAGCGGGTGCTGAAGGGGATTATGCTGGGCGCATGGGGGAGGCACTTGGGGTGTACGGAATCCGTCCGCAGACCTTTAACCCCACCATCCAAGCCGCAGAACAAGACGCTGCGATGGCGAACCAGATGGCTCAAGAAGCCTACGCCCGTCGAGGAACACTTTCCGCTCAAGAGCAACGCATGGCGCAACAGACAGCACGGGAGGCCGCACAATCGGCTGGAAGGCTGGGTGGTAATGCTGCAATTGCCGCAGAGATCCAAAACCGTGAAGCGGCATTAGCTGGACGCAGGGCGCAAGCGTCACAGGCTGGGCAACAGGCATTCGATCAACGCCAAAATCTTGCCAACCTAAGATTCCAAGAGCAACAAGCGTTGTTTAATCAAGGCATTACTGGCGCGACCACGACCGCTGATATGCGGCAGGCTGGACTTGAACAATTGCAGGACATCGAGCGTATGCGTGCTGGACTTCGATCTACAGCAGGGGACGAGGCAAGTAGAGCATACAGTGCTGCTGGTGGGTTTTACACCACTCCGGGACTAGATCTACTTAACCAAACGCCACAGTCCTACACCGCAGGGACTAACATGGCAAACATTGGACTGAACCTTGGTGAGACTATGACACCAAGCCTTGACCCCAACTTAGGTCTTAACCTTGCCCTCACTAAATCGGGCCAAATGGACGCAAGAAATTTGGCTCAGTACCAAATGGATATGCAGGCAAAGATTGCAAGAGATAAGATGATTGGGGACATGATCGGAACTGGTGCATCCATATTTATGGCATCAGACCGCAGGCTTAAGACCGACATCCAGAGGGTTGGGACTACCGATGGAGGAGTTCCAATTTACACCTATAAGTACAAGGGTGAAAGCATGACGCAAATGGGTGTTATGGCACAGGATGTTGAGAAGGTTAACCCAGAAGCAGTGCGTGAGTTTGGTGGTTACAAGGCAGTAAATTACGCACTAGTTAAATAATATCATGGCAATCACATTTGGACAGGTACGACCCGAATTGTATCAAACTCCAGACTATTCTGGAGCGGCAGCGGCAGGAGGAGCGGCACAAGCAGCACCATATCAGATGATCTCTGATCTAGCTGGGCAGGCGAAGGACTACTTCAAGCAGCAGGGGGAGAAAAAGAAGCAGGTTAA